TCAGGTGGTCAACTTTTTTATGAGCGATGTACCACTAGGTGGTCAATTATTAGATTAGCATTCACATTGGATTCTCAACACTATCATTGGGTCTGTGCTTGTATTATGCTTGTACGAACAGTAGCACCAACTATTTGTTGGTTTCATATAAAGCGGAATCATCGAGTTCATTGTTTGAGAAATTGAAAATGATGTATGATTCATTGCCACATGACAAGTATTCGTTTCCAAAGATTAAGCGTTCCAATCGTGATGAGTTTGTTCTTGACAATGGTTCTAGGATTCAATGCTCAGTGGCAGGATTAAAAGATATTGGGCGTGGTACTACATACCAATACATTCTGTTGTCAGAGTTTGCATTTTACCAAAATCAAGAGAAGGTATTGTTATCTGCTGAACAAGCGTTGGCTAAGAACGAGACAAGCAGAGTTGTCATTGAGACAACATCTAATGGTTTTAACTATTACCAGGAAGTCTTCATGAATGCCTTCAAAGGAAAGTCAAAGTACAAAGCCTTCTTCTTTCCTTTCTATTCCAGTGCATATGAAAGACAGTTCAAGCATGACTACAACCAAGCGGAAGAATGGTACAAGGCAACCAATGGAGGAAGGCGTTTAAGTCCTGCTGATTTAGATGATGATGAAAAAATCTTACATGAGAAGGGTGCAACATTAAAACAATTGATGTGGCGCAGATGGAAATTGCTTGATATGAGCATCCAAGAATTTTATCAAGAGTTTCCAAGCAATCCGATGGAATCCTTTATCAGTAGTGGATTCAGTGTCTTTGACCAATCAAAGGTGTTAGAGCGAATCAATGCTACACCAGAACCAATGCCAAAAATGGAATTGAGTCACCTTCCAGAACCTTTGTTGAAGTATATCAACAGAGGTCTTTTTATTTTCAAGTTGCCTAAAAGGGGAGAACGATATTTTGGTGGAGCAGATACTGCTTCTGGTTCTGGTGGAGACAGTTCCACAATCACAATCCTAGATTCCGATGGCGAACAGGTAGCGAGTTTTTATCATAACAAAGTTCCAGTTTACGTCTTTGCTGAAATCATTGATTGTATTGGCAGGTTTTACAACTATACGTTCTTTGTCATTGAGCGTAACAGCTATGGCTTGCCATTGCTTGAACGATTAAGGAAGGAATATGACTATCTGAATCTTTATAAGCACAAAGTATTTAATCAATCGACAGGTAGAAAGCAAATGAAGCTGGGCTGGCAGACAACAGCAGTAACCAAGAGCATTCTTGTTTCTGATTGTAAAGAGCATTTTGAAGTTGGCATGATACAGGTCAATTGCAAAGAGACACTTGCACAAATGCAAATATTTGTTGAAGCAGATGGCAAAACAGGAAACAAAGCTGGTCAAGGTAATCACGATGACTTGGTAATCTCTCTTGCTTTTGCAGTTCAGGCAATTAAAGCAAACAAATGGTATGTTTAAGGAGATGGTGACAGATGGATATTCAAGAATATATTAATCGTACTCATAATGGTGAAGCGCATTGGTTTGTAGAAGAGGTTTCCATGCCGCACCATAAGCGAAGAGTCCAAGACATTCTTGAAAAGAAAGAATATTTGAGTGGACAACATAAGATTTTGAAAAGAGGAATGGAAACATACAATGGCAAGGACTTTGAGCCACGCAAGATTGTTTTGCAGTATTGTAAGACCATCGTGAACTTTCAGACCAGTTATCTATTGAAGAATCCGATTTCACTGACAGGTGATGAGAATACAGTCAACGAGTTCAAAAAGGTCTATCGTAAAGGCAAGTTCAATAAGATTGACTTCGACATTCTGGACAACCTTGTGAAGTATGGAAACGCATTTGAATACATTTATGTACAAGATGGCGTGATTAAGAGCAAGTTGATTGCACCAGAAGACTCATATCCTGTTTACAACTACAAGAACGAATTGATTGCATTCATCGAGTTCTATATTGCCGATTTCGCAGAATATTACACTGTGTATTATTCAGACAAAGTTGAAACATGGACAAATGCTGGGACAGGAGAAGATGAGTTCTATTTGCTGGAAGCCAAAAAGAATGTGAGCGGTTTGCCAATCTGCTACAAGAACCAGAATGAAATGGATGCTGTGTTTGGTCGTAGTGATTTGGATGACTTCATTGGCATATTGGACAATATGGAGGACATTCTTTCCAAGTTCACTGATTCGTTTTATAAACATCACAATCCGATTCCTGTAGCCATTGGTCAACAGTTGAAAGGGGATGGGTTGCCTAATCATATTGTTGGTGGTGGGCTTGTTCTGGATGATGGCGCAGATTTCAAAATGATTAGTAACTCATTGGACTATCAATCCTTTGAAGCCATTTATAAGACATTGAAGCAAGCTCTGCTTGATGTTTCGTTCACACCTGCTGTCAGCTTGAACAACACTGACGTAAGCAACTTATCTGAGGTATCAATGAAGCTGTTGTTTCAGCTTGCAGATATTAAGGCAGGATTGAATGAGAAGTTTATTCGTGAAGGTATGGAGCAAAGATTTGCTGTCATTGCGGATTTGCTTGGTCGTATGGGTGTTTCGTTTGATGAGGAAGCATTTGATACTTTGGATGTGGTGTTTCAGTATAGCAGACCTACGAACGAGAAGGACATTATTGAGAATCTTAAAGCATTGCGTGAGATTGGGGCAATCAGTATTGAGAGCGTTCTTGAAAACAGTCCCTATACAAAAGATGTAGGACAAGAGATGGAACGCTTGAAAGGGTCGAATGCCAATCGTGATGTTCAGTTGGATAATGATGGTGGTATGAGTGAAGATAAGGTTGAAAAAGTGGCGAAAATCGCTTAATGAGACAGTAGTAAAAGATTGAATAGTTGTGTGAGAATGTATGTTCGTAGAGCACACCTTTAAATTATAAAGAGAACAAACGGATTCACTATCAGTTGGATTCGTCGAAAAGCAAACAAGGTGTGCGTCCTATGCAACTCTAAGGACTGGAAAGATTTGAGCGTCCGAACGTTAAGATAAAGAACAATGAAGACAATCAAATCAACGGTTTCACCATCTGCATGTTAAACGAAATATTCTTACAATTTAGACCACCATCTACACTAGATAGTGGTCTGTTTTTTACCTAAAATATGGTATTTTGGGTGGTTTCAAAGGTTTTATGCAACGAAAATGAATAAGAGTGCATAAATGGTGAATAAATCCAGAGTTTATTCAGTTCCAAACACTGAAATAGTCAGTTTGTTGGTGCGATACCCCGAACGTATGTTTGGGTGGGCTAACATACCTCTTTACACACAGGCAAAAAAATTCAAAAAGGAGTGTTTTCCAAATGAACAACTTACAGCGACTGCAATTAGAGATTCAAGGTATCGAATTGTCCCATGAGGAAATCCAAGTGTATCTTGCAGAGAATGGCTTGAAGCACTATGACGAATACAATCCAGAATCAAATAAATCGAAGCGTTCCATTTACCAGACTGCATTATCCATTTTGGAATCGGTAGCTAATAATCCAACTCTGATGAAGGATTACAAGCAGGATGATATGAGCATAACAGCGTTCCATGAAAATCTTCAAGCTAGGATTGAGCAATTGGAACGCAAGGTTCGTCAGATGCCATCTACCGATGATAAGACCGAAAGCAACTATTTTATGCTGTTCCAGTAAGAAAGGAGAGTGCTTTACATGAAGGTTAATTTGTTTCAGGTACAGGACAGTGATTTCAAAGTGTTGTTGGACAAGTTCGGAAGCACAATCAAGGTAAACAATGTGGATACAAAAGCAGTCATTACGAACACATCTATTAACGAATGGGACGATAAGTATATTTCTACTAGCACACAACTCAAACGTGGCGACCACATTCTCGTGCAAGGAAAAGATTGGTACGTAATCAGCCAAGTCAAGACCAAACGTTACGAATCGTACAAAGCCATAATAAGGTGTGCAGAGCATTACATTAGATTTAACATGTCTGTTAAGGACGCTCCAAACTCAACCTACGTATCTTATGACATTAAGGAAATCCCATGCATCGTCCAGACTACAAGTGATTTTGGTTTGGATGGTGGCAGACAAGTGATTCTTGGAGAGGGAGAACTGGCTATCTTTGCCCAAGATAATGCAACAACCAGAGCGATATTCGAGTCATTCACAGAGAGTTCTAGGAAGCACGATATTGTCATTGACAATCGTCAATATGCCTATCAGGGATTTGATTTCATCTCAAAAGGTTTGGTTCGTATCAATGTCAAAGTGACTTCTTCATCTCAACTGACTGATAAGGTCAACAGTATTCATTGGCAGTATGACCATGCGAATTGGGATGGTGTCATCGACAGTTCGTTTTATAATTGAACAACAGATTAAGAAAAAATTCAAAACCACTTTACAAATGACGATGACCACTATATAATTATAAATGTTGTGTCGGAAAGAAAGTGTTCCTAGCATCATAAAACACTTGATAATGCTGACTTTATAAATGCGGTCGTGGCGGAATTGGCAGACGCGCTAGATTCAGGTTCTAGTGGTGGCAACACCGTGGAGGTT